ATCACGGGAGCATTTTCCGTCTGGTTGTCACATGAGAAGTAAGGAAGATATATAATGATAGGAGCAATTATTAGCAGTCTCTCAGGGTTAGCTACGAGTATAATTGATGGTAAGACACAACTCAAGATAACTGAGGCAGAGATTAGGAAAAAGCAATTAACTGGGGAGATTGATTGGGACTTAGCGGCTATAAAAGCTACGGAGAACTCTTGGAAAGATGAATGGATTACACTCCTATTCTCGGTGCCACTTGTACTTGCGTTCTTACCTTTTGCTTGGGCAGAAGATGTAGTAGCTAATGGTTTTGCAGCCCTTGAATCAATGCCACAGTGGTATCAAATTTCCCTTGGTGGGATTGTTAGTGCCAGCATAGGACTAAGGTCAGTAAGTAAATTCTTCGGTAATAAATAAATACAAGTGTATATACAAAATAGTAAAGCCCCTGCGTCCACTCAAGGATACAGGGGCTTTTTTTATGGTTTGTTGTGTTCCTCGTCTAAGTGCCTAAACAGAGCATACATAGGAACCTTCATCTTAAAGTCTATCTCCTTCTCTAGCTTATCCACCTTCCCAGCTAACCACAGTATTAACAATGTCTGTACTACCAACACGATAGAGGATAGATCAGGTATCTCCATGTTCTTCTACCACCTTAATCAACCTAGCACCATACCACTCAGCCTTCTTTAAGTCTTCTATACCGTTCTTATATCGCCACCTATGCAGGTACTTGGCTATATTCCCACGTAGGTATCCTATGAACTCTTCCTTGGTTAAGAAGTCCTCTACATAGTCGATACACTCTATGACACCAGTACCGTAGTGGGGTGGACTGTTGACCATATCGGTTAAGTTCTTTAAATCTTTCCACTTAGCCATTGTCACCTCTTATAAGTTTAGCCTGTTCTCTTATTAGTTCTTGTTGTCGTTCTAATTCAAGGTACTGCTTGTCTACCTCAGATAACTCTTTGGGGGCAGGATTAAGTTTAACAACATCCCCCATCATAAGTCTCCTTTGTCTTTCATGTTAAACGGTAAGCCTACACAAAGACTACGAAACTCTGCTGTAGGGTCAGGAGCAGTCTCAAGCAAGTATAACATATTTAACTCTCTAACTGCTTGGCAATTTTCCTCTGTCTTGTAAGTTGCATTAGGTGCGCGTACAGAGTAGTGAGGCTCCCCATCCTTCATCATGCTTAGTACTACTATATATACATAGATCATAGTTTCTCCTTCATAAATACCTTTACCCATTGAGCGCAGATATCGCTTCTGATAATGTCTTCAACACCAAACTCAATGATAGAGACAGGTAGCATATGCTTCTTAGCTAAGTGTATAACCTTAGATAGACCATCTGCTTCCTTTAAGTCTGATTGTTGTACATCACCATTAAGGACAATTGTAGAACATTCTCCAACTCTTGTCAACAACATCTTTAACTCGTGGGTAGTTATATTCTGTGTTTCGTCAACTATTATAAAAGCATCATCAAAACTACGACCCCTCATAAGAGACATAGGTGCCATTTCAATGTTACCAGACTTGATACCAGTTTCCACTGTGCCAGCCCCTAGATGTTTCTGTAGTACATCTAATACAGGTAAAGCCCAAGGTTGAACCTTTTCCTCTAGGGTTCCGGGAAGATACCCCATGTCCTTGCCTACAGAGACCATAGGACGGGTTATGACGATCTTATCTACCTTCTTAGTGGTGTACAGGTCAGCAGCTACGGTGGCAGTAATGTAGGTCTTACCTGTTCCTGCTGGCCCCAATACAAACACCTGACTGAACTCTTTAAGTGCATCTATAAACTCCTTCTGTTTGTCTGTCTTAGGAGTGAGGCCAGAAGTTTCCCTCTGACCCGCACCCTTGTATTTAGTCTTTCTACGTGACCTACTTGGCTTAACTAATTCTGAGTTATCCAATGTCTACCATCTCACATACATCCCCTGTACAGGCCATAGTTTGCATACCTGACGTGTTGTCTTCTTGCTCGTACTCAGACAGTTTATTCCAATCAATACTTCTAGGCATCTGATCAAGTAGTATATGATAGTCTGTAGCTACACACTCCTGATATGGTGCCTGTTGATATGTATGCTCATTGAAGGGCAAGAATGATACACCTGACATTTCATCAAAGTGTTCATACACAAATGCACCTACAGCAAACCACTCCTCCGACTTGACGTTAATAGTAACGCTAGGCTTATGTTCACACCAATGTCTTTGATACATCAACCACATCTCTAGCTGCTCTAAGGCTGTTGTATCGGCTGTGTGTACTGCACCCATAGGAGACCGCATAGGAAAGCTAAACACTGTTGTAGCGTCAGGCTTCATAACGTCAGGCTCATTAGGGATACCCTGGTCCATCATAAACTGTGTTAACGGGTCTTTGTTGTCTCCTCTTACTGTGCGAATATAGTAGGGGCTGTGTCTTGCATGAATCCCACTGGCAGAATCCACAACCTGTGAAACCGTACCTGATGGTTTAACACAAGTTATAGCTGTTGATACTGGGATACCTAACTGCTCAGCCCACTCCTTATTTGTTTCTACTGCTACTTCTTTAAGGTGTTGTAGTGTCTTATCTAGCCCTGCGTTCTTTAGCGTCATTAACGGGTTGTCCATTATCCCCGTGAGTGACACACCGAGCAATCGTTCTTCTGCGGTATTGTCAGTCCACATTTTACGCAAGTACGGAAAGTGGGTGTAGGTTGACTGAATGGTTCCAAGTATAGTTGCAAGACGGACTTTTCTTGCAAGGTCTTCCAGACTGTCGTTAGCACGTATGACAACCTCTGTGAGATTACAGAACTGATTCGGTCTAAGTATGATTTCCGAACATGGATTGGTTCCGAACTCGTACTCTGCATTTCGTCTGCCATTCTTAGCCGCCTGTTTCTTCGATGCTTCACGATTAAATACACCTCGCTCACCTGATCCACTCTCCATTAGAGACACCCACTCACGCATGAATGACATACTATCTGGCTTTTCTGTATAAGACACAGAGTTGTTAGCTAACGCTCGTTGTCCATTTAGTTCCCACCAGTTACCTGACTTAGCGTGACGCATACGATCATCAGATAGGTTGCTTAAAGAGATCATAGCAGAGCGTCTAACGCCCCCTACAACAACAACTTCACCAATCTTACACATTAGGTCATGGCACTCAATAGAACTCAGCTTGCGCCCTTGTGCTGCCTTAAACGTAGACACAGAGAAGTTAAACAGATCAACCAAAGGAGCAGGACCACTAGCACGACCACCAAACGTCTTAAGTCTAGCACCCGCTGGACGCACTTTAGATACATCCCACTTAGGAATCTCACCAGCCCACAGGAGAGCCAGAACTTGTCTGAGACCTTTAGCCCAACCTTCCTTACTGTCCTTGATAACAATAGTCGTGTCACTTTCAAAGAGGGAGGGAACCTCTGGCAACTTAGTAATGAACTGACGCTCAACACTGAACCCGACACCAGTACCACAGAGCAGGATAAACATAGCCTCATCGAAGGCTTTAGGATCATCTACGGGTAAGTAAGAGCAGTTATACATACACGTATTATCTCTTGCTGAACTCTTACCCGCAGTCATAAGCGAACGCATACTAGGCATAACTTCAAGACTAAGGATAGCGTCACAGATTTCTTCTTCTATAGTAGGGGTTAGCCAAGGAGATACGATATTAGTCATATACCGCCCAACTGTCTCACCCCAAGTCTCACGGCGTCCTTCTTCTTCTAACCAACGTGCATAGCGGCTAGTAGCAATAAATGTTTGGTAGTCTGTGGGCAAGTAGTTACTTTTCATTCTTCGTTCCTCTTTGAATCATATCTTCGTCTAGCCAGATCATTCGGTTAATATCGCCTCTGTTGATGCCTATGTCTTTTAAGGCGGCATCACTCATAGTATTTAGTTGCTTAATGGTTTCTCTGTGTAACCGCCAAGTCTTTAGGTAGTTGTAGTATCGTGTAACCCAATTCATCTGTTGTCACCACTGCCCTTAATAGTTCCACGTGCCTCACGGCTATCTAGTTTGTTAATGTTCTCTAGGATAGTCACACCCAAGTTAGCATGGTAGTAGTTAGATAAGGCTGTAGCATAGAACACAACGTCACCTAGTTCCTTTACAATGTCGTTAGGTGTAACCTCGGTCTTGTCCCTCATACTCTTCTTAATCTTTTCGGCTACTTCCCCAGCCTCACCCATAAGACCTAGAGCATTTTCCATCAGGCGGTCTTTACCCTCAGTAATGATCTTGTCCTCTACCCAATCACTGTACTCACGAAACGCTTCCATACTCTTGTGACTCATAATCATTGTATCATTCTCCCATAAAACTGCGTCTGTTCTTCATTACTGTAGTCAAAGAGATACCAAGCACAGTTATCCTTGCCTTGGCTCTTACTTCCCTCAATCCACTTAACTCTTCCTACACTTACCACCGTCTTACAGTAGGTCATAAAGGTTGCTGACTGCTTAGTGTGCATCCAATCTGCATCGAACAACAACCAAACAGGACATATACCTAAGAAGTTATCTATCAACGGATGCAGTATCTTCCTGTCCCAAGGTGGGTTAGTAATAGCAAAGAAGTCCTTGCTAAAACTACCTGAGACACTTTCTATAGTTAGCGCATCCATCTTCTGTACATAGTCATGTCTTGGCTCTATGTCGTAGGCACCTATACATTCCCCTAGTCCACTGGTTAACTGGCTTATATGAGAGATCAGTCTCCCGTCACCTGCACATGGCTCCAAGTAATCGAAGGCATACGGTAGGTGAGGGATCAGAGGCTCTACAGCCTGTATTGGGGTAGGATAGTAGTCCCTTGGCACTCGCTCAAAATTAGAACGCTTCCCCATTACCGTACATCTCCTTTAGACGTTGAAGTGATACAAACTCAGGATCGTACATGCCACCAGAAATGTCCCTCTTAATGACAACACCCTTCCACCAATCGTTGTTAGCTTGACCAGCCCAAGACTCTGCTGCACCCTTGTAACACCCCGCTACAAGCCCCATGATACCACTAGGGTGCGCCCCATCCCTAAACTTAAGGTCTCGCTTGTGACTATGCCCACACGTACTGCTGTGGTTCCTGTTAGCCATTAGCGCATTGGCATGATGTAACCCTGACATAGCAGTACCATAGTTACCAGAACTGAAGTAGTGAGCATAGGATATTCCATCGTAGTCCCTTATAGATGGTGCTGAGTTCTCGTATTCATGGTATTCATCAAACCAGTGATCTGTCTGTAAGTGGCTATATGAGATACCATACTTGTCTCCTTCTAGTCGTGGGTCATGCGCTATAGCACGTTTGATACGATGTTCATGGTTGCCCTCAAACCCAAACCATTGTGGCACCTTATACTTACGGGTACTGGGCTTACGTCTCAGGCGGTCCATAGCTTCGTTGTAGTGGTTAATATCTGCCTCGTAACTCTGAGCGCACATAGCTTGTGGGTAGCGTGT